TCATCAATTTGGTGTTGCTAATAGTAACTATGCTACAACTTATGGAACTTGGGCGAAAGTCGGCGACGGTGCCAGCGGTAAACAAGTATGGATTCCGTTCTCTGGAGTTGCTGCGAAAATATACGCACGAAATGATGCAACATACGCACCATGGTACGCACCAGCAGGATTCAATCGTGGTGTTGTTAACGGTGTAAATGATATTGCAGTAAGCCCGACTCAACGCCAAAGAGATCAATTGTATAGAATTGCAATTAATCCTGTTACACAATTTCCTGCTGAAGGAATAATTGTATTCGGTCAAAAGACTTTACAACGAAAACCTACGGCATTTGATAGAGTTAATGTTCGTAGACTGTTCCTCGATTTAGAGAAAAGAACGCGGCAGACCTTGAAATTCTTTATCTTTGAACCTAATACGTTCTTAACAAGAAATAAGGTCGTTAATACGTTAACACCTATTTTTGAAAACTGTAAGCAAACAGAAGGTGTTTATGATTATCTTATTGTTTGTGATGAAAGGAATAACCCTTCTAGTGTTATCGAACAGAATGAGCTAAGAGTAGATATTTACTTAAAGCCAGTCCGCGCTGCAGAGTTTATATTAGTTAACTTTTACGCTGTTAATACAGACGTTAATTTCGAGGAGATAGTTGGACAATAAGTTAAAGTAAACATTAAATAATTATAACATCATGTCAGATATTAAACAAACGATTCAAGATTTTTATAAAGTAGCTCAGACGAGAGACTTTGCTAGGGACTTTCAATTCCGAGTATTAGATGTCTCAAACAAAGGTACCCCTGTTTTTGATGAAACAGATTTAGTATACGCGACTGCTGTTGAACTACCAGGTAAAACAATTGCAACAAAAGACGTCCCGTATAACGGGTTTAATTTTCGAATCCCAGGTACTGTCTCTTATAATAATAGTGATGCATTTACTATTGATTTTTATTGTGATGCTACAACGACTGCTCGTGTTGCAATGGAAAACTGGATAACTGAAACTTACGATGATAGAACAACAACCGGTGACGGTATATTACATGATGATAGTAGAGTTACATTAGTACAATTAGATACTAATTTTGAACCAATGCGTACATATAAGTTACATGGCGTGTTTCCTACAGATTGTGGCAATATAGCATATTCTATGTCAGGTGATGGTGAGGTCGCGACTGTTACAGTAACTATGGCTTATCAATTCTTTAGAAGGGACGAGACTATAGGTAAAGTAGGTAACGCAATTGGTAAACTCGCTGGTGCTCTCGCACCGTAAAGTATTTATTTGCCTTAAATACTTATATGGACGTACAATCTCCTCCATCTGATGTAGGCGAATTAATCACAAAATTCTATCAACTACTCACAAGGTACGAGACTTTCCCTGCCGCCAAAAACTTCTTTCTAGTTAAAATAGAAAGTGTCCCATCTACAATTACAGATGACAATATACGAAAGCTAGGTTTTGGTCGAGTAACCTCAAGAGGTATTGATATAGTTAAACCTCAATTTGAACCGCTTATATCAGGTAGTGAATACACATTAATAGCAACAGGAGTTGATACAAATACTGAAAAAACAAATACTGAATCTCAATCTGAAAAATATAAAAATGGGTTACTACCAACCGGTCCATATACAACCGGACATGAATATAATGATACAGACTTAGATATTCAATTTTTAGAAACTAATATTAGTTTTCTCGATGGAGTCATTAGACCATGGATTCAACTATATAGCGTATATGGTAATATGCAATTAAATGAAGGTGACCCTAAACTCACAACTAATATAGATATATTTTTCATCTCAAAACAACTACCTCCATTTGACGCAAAAATACAAAGAGATATATTAAAAGTTCATAAAGATACAATCAGGGATCCTGGCGATCAAGCTCCAGCGGTCGATCCAGTTGTCCGAAAAATATACAAATACTATGATTGTATACCTCATGAAATTACTTCAGCGGGAGTTAGTGAATATACCGGAGATATAGATATTGGTAGTATAGCAACAAAATGGAGATTTTCTAAATTTGACGTAAGTACTCCTGGATTTTTGGCTTCTAATACTGAAACTGATTTCGGGTTTGCCAAACACCCGAATTTTTAAAATCGTGATAAGTTATAATGATATAATCAAAATATCAACATTACATAATAATAAACAACACGACGAATTATTAGAATTTATTATTACTAAATTTCCTCATACAAATATTCTTGATTTATTACATAAAATAAAACAAGAACGATTTCTACACGATACAGACGCCATCAAATTTAATTATAATAAAAAAGAATTAGTAATTTATAAAGACAGTTTTTTAACTGAATTACCTGAATATTCAGAAGAACAAGTTATTGTAGATGATATTACTTTAACTATAGGTTATCCAGCTGGAGATTTTTATAGTACGGCTGCTTTTATAAAAGAAATACAATACGAAGACACAATTTTAAAAATTGATAAAACTAATTATCATGATATACCAATATCACTTATTAATAAATGTAATAAATATATAGAAAAATACTTAAATAAGCTAAATAAAAGCTACTTATATTTCGTTAACAAGGAATACAGTTGTGGATTTTTATACTGTGAAGAGATAATTACTCATATAATACAATTATGTTTCGTACATGATGTAAATATATTATTAGAAGAACAATTATGCTTAATGTCTCATAGCGGGTTTAATTATACAGATTTCAATCTCATTACATATGATCAATTCCGAAAATATGCAAAAATATATGTTAAGCAAGCAAAAAGAGAACAAGCACAATATAAACAAAAATGAGTAATATTCTAACTAAATTTAAAGAGTTATATACTCAAAAAATAACTCTACCAGATGGCGGTGAAATTGAAATATCGCAAATTAATATTGATTTTCAAGATAAATTATTACGTAAAGTAAAAAAAGCTGATGGAGACGTACATGCTGTATTACTTTATATTCTTCATATTAGTAATTATATGTCAGATAAAACGAAGAAAGATCTTACATATAAAGATAAATTATACGTACTTCAACACTGGAGAAATAATATTGTTGACAAGCCTACGGATCATGATTTAAATTCATCAATATTAGAAAGCGAACCATATAAAGCTAAAATTGGTACTGCAGATGTAGAAATAGGATTTAAACTACCACAATTAAAATATGAATTAGATTTATTACAATATCTTAATAAGAGAAAAGAACCTGCGGAAACAGATTTAATATTTTATGATACTTTTAGATTTATAAATTACCTAAAAATAGGTGCAACAACCTATAATATAGACGATATTACTAATAACGATCTTCATGAATTATTTTTATTATTTGATCCTAATATGTTAACTCCCTTAGCAGAGCACATTTCAACAAACCTACAAGATCTCAATAACATGAGAATATATGAAGCAGACTATTCTAATTTCCTTGATGTATAATTAAATACTTACATGGAGTTAGGCGAGCAGCTTTTAACTGATATAAAAAAGAGCTTAGGTAACCTGGAGGTAAAAGTCGAGGAATTTACTGGTGATGAAAAATCTATTAAAAAGTCTCCTCTTAAAGTGTTCACTACGTCAATTGACGACTTATCTGAAGCAGTTAAAAAATTAACAGAATCTTCTGCAGCTTCTCCCTCAGAAGCGACTATTACCTCTTTAGATAAAAGTGTTGCCTCTCTAGATCGAATTTTAAAAGATTATGGTACACACGTATCAACACATAAAAAAAGTTTAGATGACCATATAAAAGCATTAGAGGGAGCAACTGGAGATTCAGATGGCGCCGGCGGTGGTGTTCGAAGATTATCTGGCGCTACTAGAGAACGAGGTCTTACGACAGACATCATAAAAGGAACTCTTATAACATCTATAATTATAGGAGCATTTAAAAAATTAATGAGTCCAATAATGGCACCTATTCGTGCAATTAAAGATTCTAGTTTATTTTATCCTGCTCTGTTTTTCGCATTATTCGGAGATGTACTAGAAGAAGGGTTTAAAGGGATAACTGACAGGTTAAGACAATGGCTAGATCCCACTGGAAGCTCTTGGTGGGACGAACTGCTAGGAACTGGTATATTTGCTGTTGGTTGGTGGTCAAAGATTCCCGGGCTGATGCCTATAGGAATTCTAATAGGGTTCTTAGATCAACTTATGAATATCATAACCGGGGATTACCATTGGGCAATAAAACTTATAACGGCAATTAGTACACTTGTTATGTCTGGTTTTGCGATTAAGACCGCATATGGGATACTAAAAAAGGTATTTTATGATTGGCCGAAATGGTTAATTGCAGCGTGGCCACATTTTGCGGCCAAGTCGATGAAGGTACTCAAGGCAATTAAAAGCTTTTTTACATTTGGCTGGCTGACAAAATTATTTGCAGCCGGGGAATTTTTTGGTGCAGGAGGTGCGTTCCGTACCTTCTTCAAGTTCGGTTGGTTGACAAAATTATTTAAAGCGGGTAGTTTTTTTGGTAGAGGTGGCGCTATCGCAAAATTAATTATGAAAATTCCCGGTATAACAACTATTATAACTGCCGCGGTCGGAGCCATAACAGCCTTCACAACGGCAATCGCCGGGCTGGTAGCATTTTTTATGACATATGTAAATATGTTCCGGGAACAAGTAAAAGCTGAGCAAGAAGCAGAAGGATTAAAAGAGGGATTCGTAACAGAATCATATCGACTCAGGGATAAGAAACACCTGCAAAGAATGAGAGAAGGCGGGCGTTTCTCAGACGCCGAACTCGACGAGATGTCGCAACTTCAAAAAGATACAGCAAGACTTAGAGCGCTAGGTAATCGTCGGCATTCAGCGGGTAGAGTATATGAAGAAATGACTTGGTGGCAAAAATTTAAGGACCAAGGCGGCCCGCTCGGATGGGTTTGGCCTGATGGTTATAATTCAGCATTATCAGACCAAGAGGAAGAAGAGTATCAAGATTTGAGAGCATCTGAAGCAAAGAGTCGTGAGAGATATCACGAGCTTAAAAACCAACAAATAAACTTACAAACTAATAAAGAAGCAGGATATGATCTCCATAAACAGTTAAACCATCGAAATATTGCCGAATCAATATTAAATCCAAACACTGTTGTTGGAATAGATCAAGCTTTAATAACACGAGAATATAAAGATGGGACGCTTGAAGCCTTAAGAACAATGGTAACTGAACTACAAACATCTGGAAAATCAATAGAGGTTCAAACAGAATTATTAGAGAAATTCTTACAGAGTGAAGGACTCCGGAAGCCAGGCGCTACTATAATTGTTCAACCACCAGCAGATACAACTGACGACAGTGTATCTCATAAATATACAGAGTAAAAATACAATTATGGATTCAAACAAGCAAAACTTTTTATTTAAATTCGGTGAAATAAAATGCTCCGACACCGGTACTCCTCAAAAAGGAGTCGAGAAAGTAGAGAACCCGGAAACCTCAAAGCCGTTGGTCTTGCCAGAGTCCATGGGAGCTGGGCAACCGAACGTGACCGCGGCCGTCGACTCGATAGGCGAAACAATGAAAACAATGCAAGAGTCAGCACATCGAGGACCTGATTGCCTACCGCTTAGTGAAGGTCATAGGACTGATATAAATATTGTACAAGATTTTCCATGGACAAAAACATCAATACGAAGTCCAATACTTCAACATACCCCTACTATAACTCTAGAAGAATTAACAGTATCAAGTCCTGCTTTTTTTAATAATATTATATTAATAACTGATCAATTTATTACACCCGGGTCCGGGTCTGGAGACAACTTCACCGCCGCCGGTACCGGGAAAGTTTTGCAGCAAATAGCTGCCTCAATCGGCGAGGCGTCGAAACAGGACAACCCGAACTATGATCCAACTCAAGCGGATACTGAGTCAAACCCTCCGACGATTGATACATGGAAGGGTGTACCAAAACTATTAAAAACAGGTGTAAAGAACGCACTTAATGGTATAAGTTTTGTTCGAGACATGGCGGTTCGTTTAAAACAAGTTGGGTATGGTGTAAATCCGGTATCGAATGCACCGCCTCATCTTAAAAATTATGAACCAATGTACGGTATTAGACCTACAAACTTTATGTATAGACTACCGTATATGGCGGATAGTATAAGAGAAATATCTAATAGCTGGAGTACCGATAGTAGTATTGTAGGAGGCCATCTTGATTTAATGAAAAAAATTACTTCATTAGTTTCGCCTGGAGTAGGTATAGATTTATCAAAAACATTTGACTTTCCAGATTCCGGACCATCATACGAAATAAATTTTTATTTAGACAACCAAGGATCTAGTAATGATTGGAAAAGAAATTTTAGATTTATATATTTACTATTATATCAAAACCTACCTAACAAACTAACTAGAACCGCCTTAACTCCACCAGTTATATATAGAGCGAATTTACCGGGTGTATTTAGTTTTTATTGGAGTTTTTTAAGTAATATAGCTGTAAAATTTATGGGTAATAGACGGACGGCATTCTTAAAAGTTGGTGCGACTGATCCAAACGAATCAGAAATAGTTATACCTGAAGGATATGAGATAAAATTAACATTAACCAGCTTAACACCAGAGACAAGAAATTTGATGTATAATGCATTAGGAGGAAATGTAACTTCTAGTATTGACAATTCTCCTGTGCTTCCAGATTTAAATTTACCTAATATGTAAAATATGATTACTGATATACAAAAAACTAGAAACGATTCTCTTGATGATACTAGATATGAAAATATATTTAATCTAGCAAAAGCTGATAAGTATTTTTTTTACAATATCATTAAAAAAGTAAGTTTTCCAGATACATTAGATGATGAAGTATTTTATCATGTACAAATTACAAGTAAAATGCCATGGACGACTTTTGCTCATCAAATTTATGGAGATCAAAATTTATGGTGGTTAATATGTATATTAAACAATATACAAAACCCTATACATAATCCTCAATTAGGTCGATCATATAAAGTTATTGAACCTTCGTTTATAAGTCAAATCTTACGAGAAATAAACATACAATCATGACGACACCTGGAGTAAATGCAAAAATAAAAAAAACAGGCAGTAGTGGCGAAATTCCAATAACTTGCAATGGAGAAACATTTTTTATTACTTTAGAGTTTAAAAGCCTATATGGGCTTGCATTTACAATACCAAAGGAACAATTTGGAAAATTGGTATTTGATAATTCATATAAAACACCATGGATAACCGGGTTATTACAATTTAGGAATATGTCAGATATTCAAAAAGATTCTATTGTAGGTACACAAGCTGCTCTTGTTTTAGAATCTAATCCATCAGGGTATAGTGGTCAAATGCTAAAAATAGTTGTTGAAAAACAATCTTTAAAAACAAACTGTCAGCGAGTAGTATTAATAGATCAACTTTTTTTTGTAACTCATATAGAACAAGCACCTAAAAATTCTAAAATTATTAATTATTATTTTGCACATATAGATGTAGCACCTTTAATGTTTACTAAATCTTTTTCATGGTCGACAAACAACCACATAATAAGTAAACTAGCTGCTCCCTCTACAGGAGAATCTGGTAGAATCGGTCCGATAGATTTCGCCGCCTCGGCCTCGGCCGATGTCGATTTCTCAAAACCGGAGCCGTGGACCGAGGCTTGGTCTGGAACGAAAGTACGTACTTCTATTCCTTTTAAGCAAGCAGAGAGAATAGTTTCACATCTCAGTGATGATCAAAAACAAGTATTTGTAAGCGATGCAATAAAAAATCTTTTAAATACATTTTGTCAGAAAGAAGAATTTGATATCATTAATCATACAAAATGGGATAAAAGCGCTACTAAAGTTGAATACACATCATCTCAAGGTGATCGACCTTTAGATGCATTATTCTATCTTATGTCACAATATGTGTCCGAAGATCAACAGGATATGGGTCTTCTAAGGTTACATGAAGGAACATATTCACTTACGTCTCTAACAAATTTAATTAAATCCTCTGGTAAATTAAATACTCCGAGCACGCCGTTCGGAATACAATTTAAAGAAAATTTCGGCGGCATAATTGAAGTACAAACAGATGATATAAGACCAAAATATTCAAAACGGCAAGCCGACTCATTATGGGATAGACATTTTGCGTCGCAGGTTGTCCGAAAAGATAAAATTAAAGAACATCCAAAACAACCGAAGGATGGTGCAAAATATATAATCGATCATTCTATTAGTTCATATAATTTTACAAACGGTATTTTTAATTTATACAATGAAGACGGTAGTATAGGAAATTTAAAAAATAAATTTAAAGAGAATATGCAAACCGGGTTTACTGACTCAGAGAAAAAAGAACTGAATGCTAATACAGATGATTTAACTTCTAATAATAAACAAATAATCAGTCAAACATCTACTGGGTCTGGCGATCCGGGAGGTCGATATTTAGGCAAAACGACACTCCAACAAAAAATATTAGATAAATCAAATAAAATTACTATAAATATGACGGGTAATTTGAACATGACCGGAGGAAAATTTATCGGTATTCATATGCCAGGACGACACATAAACCCTAGTCTACCTGGTATGTGGTTTGTACTTAACAATACAACAACACTTACTCAAAATTCTTTTCAAACTAAATTAACATGTAGTCAAATGGACGCGAATGCAGGATGAGCTCAATACCAACAAAAACAGGTATACCAGAGGTAATAGATAGTAATTTAGCTACATCTATTGACTTTCATATTGCCTTTACAAATTATACTTCTATTACAAAATCATACATAAATTTTGTATCTTTAGCAAAATATTATGATAGTATAAAATATAAAGCTGATCCAATTACAGCAGAGACTGACTTTTGGGAAGGTCTAGCAACAGCTAGTTTAGACTTACAATTATTCGCAAAAAACCCAAAAGCATCAAAATATATTAAAAAAATAGAAATTAATATACCACCTGGTGATTCTTTACAAGTAGATAATCAAGGTAATCCTATCTTAAGCATTGTAAATAATCAAGTAGTAACTATCACGACACGAGGCCATGAAATACGAACAACTAAAGATATTACTGCAGATATAGAAGAACAAACTAGCCAAATAAGTACTGCCTTTGATCTAGCGAATGAAGATAATAGCGGAGAATTTGTCGCATGGTGGTTAGATAAATATAGAAAAGCTCATCATGAAGTTAAGAAGCTATTAAATGAGCGGCTTAATGTAGAAGATACAATACTTCAAACTATATCAGAAAGTGTAGGATTATTATATGATCAATATAATTTTCCACAAAGTAGATACACTCACTATGCTGATGAAGAAGTAGATCCGACCCCGTCTCCTTACAATAGTATTATTGATAACAAATTAGAATTCGATACACGACAAAATATATTAGGATTAAGTAAAAGAGCAGAAGCTATATTTAAACGAAACATGCAACAAGTAATTAGATATGGCAGTGTCGCAACTGATGCACATCGCGATAATTTAGTTACTGATCATTTTCATTACAAGCGATTAGGAGAAGTACATGCAGATGTTATGATTGAGATAGGCAGAATATTAGGCGATTCATATAAATTATTATACTGGCTGTCTACTAATAAAATAGCTAATAAACAAACCACAGCACCTGGTGTTTTTGAAGTTATCGTTGAAAACTCTATAGAAGAAGTAGATTATTTAATGAACAAAATCCAAGATTACGAGCGCTCCTTTACAACAAATAGTTTGCGAGCTACTGTTTAGATTCTATCTTATCAGGGTCTCTTACATTTGCCTCTACGTTAATTACTTTTGAATCCTTCAATAAGCGATCAAGAACCTCTTCTCTACTTAACATTAATGCATGATGTTGGTCGGAATCTTGAAGTTCTTTTCTAGAATCTATATCTAATTGTTTTGCTTTTATTGTAGTGTTAGACTTTTTATCTTGAACAACTAATTTGTTTAATGTTTCAATGGCACCGGTAGATGCTTTAATTAATTCCGCAAGAGAAGATACATTTTCTGCCTCAGGCATATGATGAACAACCTCTTTCATATTATCTATTAACTCTAGAGAATCTTGTATTAATTTTGAAGATTTTTGAATAATAAATTGTTCAACATCTTCTTTAGATAAATTAGGTACATCTTCTACTGCACGTATTAATTTCTTATTATCTTTAGGTAATGTTTTTAGCTGTGATATTAAATCATCTGGATTAATGTCATCCATAAAAGTATTTACTTGAAAAATCAAATATATACACTATATTTAATACATGGAACTTAAAGTAATTAAAACTCACCCAGATGCTAAATTACCAGAAAGAGCACATGAGGCCGATTCCGGATATGATATATACAGTGTAGAAGAGGCAACGATACCTGGTCGGGGTTCAACTGTTGTCAATGTGGGATTAAAATTAGCTTTCCTTACGAAAGGTTGGTGGTTTAGAATAGAGCCTAGAAGCGGTCTAGGATTTAAGCACAATATACAACCTCACTTAGGTATTATTGATAATGGATATAGAGGAGATCTAGGTGTTAAGTTATATAATTTCAGTGAGGTAGACGTAACTTTAGAAAAGGGAAGTCGTATTGCTCAATTAATATTATATCCACACATATCATTTGAAATATCAGAAACAGATAAAATTGATAATACTGAACGTGGTGATTCAGGGTTTGGATCTACAGGAGGCAGTACAGTTAAAAAGAAATCCGCACCACTAGATATACATATGATAAGAGAAATGGAAGCTTGCGGTACTCAGCTACCAATCATTTAATAAGTAAATGACAATTTCTGATATCTGGTGTGAGAAATATCGACCTAGTAATTTAGATGAGATAGTCTTAGATAAGAGTACTAAAACGTATTTTAATAAAGTACAATCAGAACAGAATATATCTAATGTTTTATTTGTAGGGAAACCTGGTATCGGTAAAACTTCTCTAGCTAAAATTATTGTAAAAAATATCCTTAAATGTCAATATCTCTACATCAATGCATCAGATGAAAACGGTATAGATACAATCCGTACAAAAGTTCTAAGCTTTGCTCAGACAAAGAGTCTCTTCGGGCAAATTAAGGTTATAATACTTGACGAGTGTGATGGATTATCTATTGATGCACAAAAAGCGCTACGCAACTCGATAGAAGAATATCACGATTTAACAAGGTTTATTCTCACAGCAAATTATAAACATAAAATCATTCCAGCTCTGCAAAGTAGATGTCAAATATTTGATATTAGCTATGATAAAAATGAATATATAACTCAGCTTATTAATATTGTAAAATCTGAAAAAATGAAAATAGGTAAAGAAGATTTTACTAATATAGCTGATAATTGTTATCCGGATTTCCGAAAAGGTATTAACGCACTTCAAAAGTATTATCTCTCCGATGGAAAAGAAACTTGTAATAATATTACGGAACATTTTTTTGATGGGTTAATAGAGCTACTAAAACAAAAAAAGTATTTTTTAATTCGCAAGCAAATCATTGAAAATGAAACTTTGTTCAATAATGATTATGATGAACTATTTAAACGCTTATTCGATTTTATGTATATCAGTAGTATACCTGAAGACAAAAAAAGAGACTGTCTAATTACAGTCTCTAAATACTTTTATCAGAATAGTCAGTGTATAGATCAAGAGATCAACTTCTATTCTTGTATACTCGACTTAAACATTTAAGGCATATAGTTCGCAGTACCTAACTTATAATCACCGTCTGGTGCGTGTGTCTGCTGACCAACATCAATTGCTGCATCTTCTACGTCTTTAGGTTTTAATTCAACGTCGCTTTGTTCCCCTTTAACGGATCGAGTTGCTCTAGCTTCATCCCATGACATATCAAACTCTAGAAGAGCTAACGGTATTGTTAAAGTATGTGAGAAGAAACCAGGATTAACCTCAACTACAATATCAGCAATATCCCAAGCTGTACCCGCAGTACCTTCTCGGGTGCTAGGTGCTTTTTGAGCTACTTCATATTTCGCGCTTTTAATAGTAGAAAGCATGAGATATTTACCTTGCTCAACTAAGGTTAAAATTTCTTTCACATAATTTTGCTTAGATTCATCAAGAGTCTTATACCACTCTGATGATTTATGATCTCCTTTAATTTTGACATAATCTCCAGCAATAGGTCCATGTTGAGTAAACTGACCAATCTGTTCTTCAAATAATGTATCGAACGTACTCATTTAAATTATTTATTGTTTTAAGCACTTATAAATTAAATAATTATACATGGCTATTAAGTTAGATATATTTAAAAGTGGTAGAAATAAAGACAGCTTCCGGAACTTCACCTATGCTGACTTAAATTTAGATATAGAATTTAACGCTAATGCTCAATCTGTTCCTGTAAATAGGAGTCATAATCCTCAAGATTTAAAATTAAGTTACGATCATAGTGCGATTTATAATTCTATAAGAAATATTTTTAACACAAAAAAAGGTCAAAAGATTTTAAATCCTGAGTTTGGATTAGATTTAGAACAATTTTTATTTGACAGTATTACAAAGGAAAATGCAGATATTATTGGTAAAGCTATATATGGGCAATTAGGTCTATATGAACCACGACTAACAGTAGCCTCAGTTGATGTAGTGGCACGACCGAATGATCATGAATATAAAATTAAGATAGCTATCATTCTACCGTCATTAAATAATCAAAAAGTACAAACTACAGGAACACTAACACAGGAAGGATTTAATTATATTTAACCATGACTAATTATTCAAATACAGCTAAATTTACAGAGTTTAATCTACCGACAGACGCATATACTGGGTTTGACGCTCAAAGTATGCGAGAACTAATTATTGCTCGTCTTAATAACGATAACGTTATTAATTTTACAGATCAAAATTTTGAAGGCAGTAACGTCTCTGCACTTATAGACATCATAGCATACTCATATCACACCTTACTATTCTATTTAAATCAAACTAGTGCAGAAAGTAATTTTGCAGACGCTCAATTATATGAAAATGTTAATAGAATAGTTAAATTAATAGGATATAAGCCTGTTGGTAAACAATCATGTATCTTGCCAATTACCATAAGTGCTAAATCAACAATGAGTACAGGTTATTTTACTATACCTAAATTTGCCTTTATGACGGCTGGTGGTCAAACATTTACTCTTGCACAAGATATAACGTTCGAAAAAATAACAGCCGGCACAGAAGAAGTGACACCTATAGATACACCGTTAGCGCATGAAGGTACTATAGAAGAATATCCTCTTATATATCCTATAGGAGAAAATTTTGAAATAATAAATTTACTACCAGGTGCCCTTACAATTATAGATCATTTTAATATTTCTGTATATGTAAAAGAAACAAATAACCAAAATAAATGGTATGAATGGAAGCGTGTACCTAGCTTATTTTTATCAAACCCTAACGATAGACATTTTGAAGCTCGGTATAATGAAAATAAAAATTATGAATTAAAATTTGGAAATAGTGTTAATGGCAAAAAATTAATTTTAGGGGATGCTATAGCAATATACTACTTAAAATCATCCGGAACGGGTGGTAAGATGACAAAAAATGCATTAGCAAATGCATCTGTAAATATTTATAATAACGCTCGATATGATGCAATATTTGCTGATGTAAAAGATACTTCTCTTAATTATATTAGTATTGAAGAGAGTGTCGGAGTTACTATTACCAATTCAGAAGATAGTACTGATTTCGGAGAAGAGGAAACCGTAGCAGATATTAAACAAAATGCTCCTAGGTTCTTTAGTTCAGAATATAGATTAACTACAAAAGCAGATTATAAAACATTTCTAAGCCGTAATTATAAAAATTTAATATACGACGTCACAGTCCTTAATAACAGTGACTATATAAATGATTATTTAAAATATCTTAATAATGATCTTGGATTAACTGATTTTTCAGAAGATACTAATGCATTAATTAACCAATATTATTATGCAGATAGTGCTGATGCAAATAATATATATTTAAGTATAGTACCTAATTTACGCAAAAACAGGTCAGTAGTAACTAGAGCAAATTATCTATCACCATCTTTAAAAGAAAAAATTCAAAGAGAAATTACAGCGTACAAATTATTAAACAGTGAAATTTCTTTTATTGATCCAGTATATTTAAATTTAGATTTTTCAGTACGATTAAATCAAGAGCCTAAAAAAATATCATACCGAGATTATACTGAATTTCATATAATTAAAGAAGCAAGAGCATTAATAAGTACTGAAGAGCTAAAATCAAAAGTATGTAGTATTATTACTACATATATTAACACCTTAAAGCTCGGCGACACAATTGATATAAAATATCTAAATAACGAAATTCAAAATATCGACGGAGTTGTCGACTTTGTAACAAAACGTACGGATGTAGGCGTTGAAACTACAGGAATATCATTGTGCGTATATAATCCTATATATAACGGAAAAGATATAAAATTTATTGATACCGTATTTAAATTACGACCATATCAAATACCTTATATAGAAAACGAACAAGCATTTAAAAGTAAAATTAAAGTAACAAGTACACTATCTAATAAAGCAGTAATAGAATATTAATGAGCGATTCAATAAGTAATAATAATTTTCCTACAACTATACCAGTACCGCTTTCTATTACTGTAAATACATCCGCATCACCTCCACCGATAGTAACTGGACATCCGTTATCAAATACACACTCAGGGTTTACTCGTATATCTGAATTTACATTATTACCAGCGATAATCGGTGAAAATATATCTATGCAAGATTATTTTCCTGATGGTTTATCCAACAGTACTGCAAAATGGGATTTTGGTGATGGATATACTCTTAGTGGTACAGATAATTTTACAGCAACACACACATATAATGTACCGGGAATTTATACAGTATCAGTCTATTTATATAATAAAGACGGTGAAGCGTCATTTAGCTCTTTAACAGAAACAATATCAGTATATAATTATGCAGATACACATTTAGCAGTTGATACATCAAATATTACATATCAAGACGGATTAAGTTCTCGAGTTATGACGGCTAGTCAGAAAAAGACTTTTAATTTAGGAGTAACAGCCTCATGGCAAGATGTACCTAATCCTACTCTTCAAGACCAAACAATATTTTTCACAGCAAGTGGCAGCAAAACAAAACCATATGATTTTAATAATAAATATGCGCATTTAATACCATACAATGCATTCTATGATATTAATGATAATCGTATTAATAGTATTAATGGTTTAACCACTATATTAAACCCTCATTACTTTTATGTTAATACAGATAATACTATAACTCGGTCATTAGAAAAAGACATTACAACAAATACTGCAGTATTATTATATTCAAGTACTGATGCGGTGCAGCAGAAAGGCACAGGTGTTACTACAATATCTAATCCTACAAAATTTAGCTACTATGATGATATACCAACTGAACAAGTTAATCTATTAATTAAATTAAATACAAGCAACCATAAATTAAAAAGCTTTTATGTAGACGGAGTAGAGGTTGATATTAATACAAGTGGATTAAATTATCAAGAAACAGATATCGCTAGAGCTCGTGTAAGATCAAAAGCAACTATTAATGAAAGAACAAGTACTACGCTCGGAGTACCTGTTAAAATTTTAGCACCATTTACAAGTCGATTATCTTTCACATCTACTGGCATGAAAGAAATGTCAGGTATACAATATAAAAGACAAGGTGATAAATTTCAAGTGTTTGTTGCATTAGCAGACGATAAATTAAACATAGGAAAATATTATTCACCATTTTTCCATGAACCAATTAATAATTTTATAACTTTAAATAATGGTAATTTTACATCGGCACTATCAGGAACATCTGCAGACCCATCAACTTGGACTACCGATGGTCACGATGGATGGGAATACGGGTCGGCAGGTATAGATGGAGGATTAAATGATTATCCTATTTCAGGTATATATAGATCAGGCTGGACGTGGGATAACGGATATGCCGAACATATTGACATGGACGACTCAACCGGGAATCCATCTGGAATCGCTGATAATTTATACCAAGATATAAATACAACTCTCGGAAATGAGTATAAAATTACTTTAACTATATCTGGTTATAGTGGAGACGGACATATAAGAGTATTTCTCGGTACTAGTGATCCTACCCCACCATACTATAAAGAAGGGTTAAAGGGAGATGGAACTTATACGATACTTGTTGATGCCGATATGAATGCACCGCAGAGACTATTCATACAAGCAAGCCCTGATTTTGTAGGTAAAGTAGATAATATTTCACTAGATATTTGTCAATTTTATTATAACTGGAGTGACGGTAACACAACAACAACAAGTAATATAAGCAGTGTAAGTACTACTAACCTACCATTTAATACGACATCAAACGCAACAGAATTAAGTAGTTTTTTATATCTTAATATTGATCCGCTCGAAGCTGGAACATGGACATTAAACATAACTGGAAGATTAGATTCATTTGTAAGTAATCCTGCGACATCTATTGGTGAAATAATTGATTATGATCCCGATGGGCCGCTTGGTCCTGTATCAGTAGGGATCGGGGTAACAGTTCCTCCAGGAGTTGTTGTTAATAATTTAATTACCGGTTCTTATACTTTTACAGTTTTTCCTTCTACAAACGATACTGAAATTTATAAAATTAATGAAGATATAGATTATTCAGAAGTACTTAAAAGTTATAGATTTCAATCTTTGTTAACCGAATATGATAACTTATTCGATGGTGTGTTTACTTCGTTTGTAGGAGCCGCCAGCTCAACACCGACGTCATTCGGTAAAACAATTGTAGAAAAAATAGCAAATTTTACTATGAACAATAGCGATGTTGATTTTTGTAAAATTGAAAATATAAAATCCTTCTATGCTTTTTTAAATGAAGAGATAGATTTTACAACACCAGCACCACCTCCTGAATTAAAGAGATTATATAATCTATTTAGTATAAAAATTTCTAAACTATTAGGAGAGTATCAACGGGTTAATGAAAATTTTGATACACACTTTTATACTTCCTCTGCTTATGGTAGAAATATCGATCTTACAAGCCCGATTACATCATTAACATATGAAGTAACCGCCGGAACTAATTTTATTGCTAGACAAAAATTTAATAATCAATATATTTTTATTAAACCCCAAACCGTACCTACAATAAGAGTTGATGGTTCATCTTCAGGAGTATCAACTACATATCCTCTCTCTGCATATAATGTATATAATAACTGGGGTTGGCCGTTAGATACAACAATAAGTGGTGCTTCCGGGTTGGATTTATTTTATGAGTTTTATCCATTTGTATCATATGATACTACAGAAAATACGTATATTCAAAACAATATTATAGATTTTAATAATACATATAATTCAGTCACCCGATCCCAATCATCACTCAGTGCCAATTGGGAACATGAAAATGGTATAGTGTTTAAGAATGTAGATTATCAAATTAGAAAAGGATTACAATTATAATGATTGAACAATATAATACAACTACCCCATTATCATATTTAGAGTGGAAATCACATTATGAAGATAGTTATGATTCATCTGATCTACCTGTATTATATAATAATTATTTAGCTGATTGGAAGGAAGAGAAAGTAACAAGAACAACAGTTACAGCTGATTATACTAAAACTATATATAAACAATTTTTAAAAAATATAAATCTTAGTACCTTAAGCAGCGACATACATATATTTCTTAATAGACTCGATACAGATAATATTTATGAATTAGAATTAGCAGTTCATTATTATTCTAATATAATAAAAGACCAATTAAAGAATATTTGTAGTATAAGAGAAGAACTCCAATTTACTAAAACAAAAAATAAACTTAAATCCTCTAGAAAAGGGATTACAAGTTACCTTAAAAACTTCATTCTAAAATTACTCAGTAACAAAGAGTTTGTCACTGAAGGTACTGACACACATATTACTGATATATCTATAGAAAGAATAGCGAATAATATACAAATTAATTTAGATACATATGTCGCTGATAGCTTCGTATATAGCGACAATAAAGTAAATAAGAATCTGATTTTAAATATGAACACTAGAGTTATAGAAGAAATGTATAATATAACTCAAGTGTTATCTATTAATAAAGATAATAAACCTCTTAAAATCAGAATAAATAATACTTCTTCTCCGAATAGTATAGTTGGTATAAATCAACCTTTTACTAATTGGGAACGACTACCAGTTAGATATTTTAAAGACGAAACTAAAACTATAGAAAATTTAAAATTTATTTTTGAGAGGGGGCTAATTGAAAAATATTTATCTAATGATTTGTACTATTTAGAAAGTAAAAATAAAACATTAATTAAATTATTTGAACATGAAAATACTACAAATAATCTTTCTCAAAGATATAAACCTAATTTATTCGTACAATTAACTGATATTAAAAACAAGCAAGTATTTCCACAGCAATTATGTTTTTATAACGCAGGTATCACTCCGTTTTATTCAAGTAACTTAACGTTTACAATAAATATGTCTGCACTTAACGGACAAAATTATATTATACCTGATCCATCGAAATTTCAACCAGGTGTAACAACTACAGGGTTTGTTAAGGATAGTATTACTGGTGAAATAATTAAAAACCTAACAAGCAAGCGGAAGGTACCAATAACTTTTAGCAATAAAACTGCACACTTTAAAAATACTAATGTAGGTACATCTACTAATATTTATAATAATAAAATTTTACGTAATTATGGATATCAAAGTAAAGAGAATAGTATAGATTATTCACACACAGGTATTAATAGAAAAGAAGATAATATAAGTTTTTGGGACAATGATAAAACTCATGTTGTATGGCAAAACACTGATACATATCCAATAGAAGGCTTAAATATATATCCCGAATCCTCACGACTTGAAGACTTATTAATAACAAATAAAACTGGAATAAAACTAAAAAGTGATATTTATGGCAATGAGTTCCTTTTTATTAAATCAGTATACCCTAAAAGATTAGCTGGTATTGATTATATTCCAGCTCCAGAGTCAACAGCAAGTGCATGTATAACTAGTGCAGAATATTATGATGGTTTGTTTTTTAATCCGCTTCTTTCAGCATTGAGTGCCGCGTATTATGAAACACACAATACATTATTAGATGGTATTACAGCAATATATGATACGTTTGTTTATAATGATACACCAAGCTGTGATAATGGTAGTGCGGAATTATTTTCAGCTCCTTTAACAGATTATTCGTGTGATACTTTATTTACAGACGCGCTTTCATGTGGTTCAGTCTCAGCAACATCTGCTATAGACTGCGGCTCTTTTCTTAATCATCCAGGAGATTCAACTGATTTATTAATGGCATATTTTCAAGAAACAACTGTACCGTATTTTACGATAGATACAACAGCTATATATTCCAACAGATCTACATCTTATGAAAGCACCACTCTCAATAATTTTGCTACTAGTGCAGTTCATTTATTTGAACAACAATATGTAAGTGCAGGTGAGATTTATGTAAGAAATGCAGGCACTCAATTAGTATCACCACTATCAGCAGCCTTTAGTGATATATTTAATAAGCATACCAACTCGACAAAATCTAATATTTTAACTAGCAGTAATATTTTAGATTTTGACATTATAGAGAATACAATATATATACAAACATCCGCAGAGACAATAACTGAAAAATATAAATTTAAAGAGAATAAATTTAAAATCGATGCGAGCTCGAAAACGATAATAATCTAGTAAATAATTTAAATGTTCGAAACGAAACAATCAGATGTATTTTATAATGAACAAACAAAACAAATGTTTGTTTGTACTGTAAGCTCCATTTCTGGATATAAATGCGAAGGATCCAGTGAGAGAATTTATAGTGCTGTTCCTATAATTTATAAAATAGATCAAGACACAAATTATAAGTCACGTGTATATCCGAGAGATTTAGATACATTTCTATCTGACGGGAGCACTACATCACAAAATAGTGAATTATTTGATCTAACTCCTAGATGTACCCCGAACAACGTTGAGAGTCAAACACAGTTTACAAGCATTACAAAACCTCTCTTAAATTATAATAAAACAAAAGATAGATATTCAGTTACATTTTTAGGTAAATATTCAGATTTAGATGACGGGTTTGGAATTTATAATTATATTTTTCAATATATAGATACTTCATTTTATTTATTAGATGCAAAGAACTACGTACCAGATAAACCGTCTGCATTCCATTTCTTAAATGGATATATAAGCTCTGATCTTATTACTGGAGGTAATACTATACGTAATTACGATGATAATTGGTATGCTGATACTGTTCGTACACCAAATTATCTAATTAGTCCTACATACCTCCATCATAATAATAGCTTAGGATTTAATTTAATGCAAATCGATAATGATCAATTTGTAGATCATATCATTACTGGTGCCATGACCGGTGATGTACAGTACCCGTTAATGTATAGTGGAGGATTTATTACATATAATCCTAAATATACAACATTTGATCCTACACATGATATTCGTGTAGATTTTACAGCTAGATCATTTAATGTTAATCCTATGACTGCATTTGGATCTGTACAAGACGATGACCCACCATCTAGATGGATTGAAAAATACGTACTTGATGATCCCACAGATGCAGGTAGTGGCTTTTGTGTATATTTTCATAATGATGTACAAGAGGATGATGCGACCATTGTACCTAATGGTGTAGGTAGTACATTAGGATACTCATCGGCAACTGAAAATGTAAATGAAGTTGCTGGTATTACGCAACCAGTGGACGGGTTATTTGTTGAAAGAGGTAACATAGGTGAAGGCAGAGGTGAACCAGCGAATAGCTTTTTAGGAATAGGGTTTGATATTGAAGGTGATTTCTGTACTACTTCAGAAGGTAAACCAGGCTGGGTTGATGGTACGGTATCATTTACAACTTCACCGTGTTCGGTTGGTATTAGAGGTAATAGGCGTCATGATACAAAAGTATTAACTTGTATACCAATGACAACAGTAGCTGCCAGTGCCGTGCCGATGCATACAAATACAGTATCATACCCGCAAGGCTTGGCTGCAGCTGATGTTCCATTTGTAGATTATAGAATTGATCTTTCAGAAAAAGGTTCTAGACTTACAGTATATAATAAATTAACTAGCGATACTGATTATAATACAATATTAGATCTTAATTTAAACAGTACGCCCGGTGATGGTAATCCTATAGGAGGTTGTATAGGATATGATCCGTGGGGTAATATAGGAGAGCCTTTAGTAATAACTCCAACATTAGCTCCACTCAATATCGGATTAACATTTACAACTGCTAACTCATGTAGTTATTTTGAATTATTATCGTTTGAAGCTACTGGTAATAAAATAGGTGATCCTAATAAAAAACAAAAGAAACAAAGCAGTAATAAAGCTATAGAATATTTAGAAGAATCATCTAAGAATTTAAGAAGAAAATTAGTTACTATTGATTCAGATAATCCAGTTGATATGCAAATGCTTATCCCTCTTGAGTCTATGTTAGATAGAATTTCTCTATGTGATATGCCTCGAAAGCTAACATCAATTGATGTTGAAATAAAATGGACTGGTATTCCACCGCACCGTATTCCTGGTAGATTACCAATACCACATTTTCAACCAAATTTGTGTTTTGAATATTATAGAACAATAACGGACGCCGCTGGGACTGACCACAGCATCGTGGAAATACCTATAGAACAGCAAGGAAATTTTAATCACACCGCGCTGTATGGGAACGATCCGGAGTGTCTAACTGTGCGCGGGCTCGAGATGGGATTGGACTTAGGAAAGGCGTACAATGTATTTGTAACTAGAGCAATCACCGATCAATTAAAGGCAGTTGAAAAGGCTGGAACAAATTGTGGTGAGCTTCGTTGGAGAGATACTAATGAACTTTATGGTTCAGTAACTGCAACAACAATTACTCTTACGACCCCAGAAACAGAAAACCCAGAAATACAATCCTTTGTAACAACTCATTTAGTTAATCCTGAAGGAGCGGGATGGAATTATCGAAGCGTTCCATGTCCATCTGAAATACCGGTGAAAGACAAGGGTAGTGGATTAGATCCAAACGATTGGACACCTGGTTGTTTCGTCTTGCCGATGCACGTCGCGGGCCATAATTATGCTAATAGAGAGATATGGTATATACCATTTGAAATAAAAGGAAGGACCTTTTACTTATTTATAGAGTCTAACTTTTTTAATTGGAGCTCGGACGCCGTAGTCACAGCTAGTGATGGTAAACAATATTTCGCAGGTGAGATGGCGTATGGTGACAAGACGCTGAGTGATGAACTTCAGGCCGCGTGGGGTACGACGACGATAAAAGTCGATGGCGAAACGCTCAAAGGCGTACCTGTAGTAGCATCCTACGACAGAGGTGATCTAAAAGACTGGCAAATCGCTAACACGACCAAATACTATAGCGGTTTGCCCGAAGGTACTATTGCTGAATTGGTCCGCATCAACTTGACGACCACCAAAACGTATCTGGAACACTTCCCGGGTCGGGACCTGGAAACTAATCCACCAACTCCTGAGGAACTGGCGATCGTGTATCTGAAGACGACCAGATGGTCGTATTACGGTAAATATCCTTCATACTTTCATGGTGAAGAATTTCAATATACAAAAGAAATAGGCGAAATGTTTATAAACAGTGATGTATTTAAAAATAATCAAGATCAACAATATTGGGAAATAGTGGGTGGTGGTGGTGGGCATTACTTCCGGAACTTCGACGGTGTAATAATGTATGACAACCAAGACTATGGATCAGAACTTTACGATATGAAAGAAGTAACGTTTGAAGTTATTCCTAATACAGAAGTCTTTGAATATTCGAGGTGTGATCCAGCTTGGTCACAAGGAGAAAAACCCGGATTCGGTATAGGGCATCCGTTCCCAACTGCTGGTACGCCACCTGATGATTAATTAAAAGATGAATACATATACATATACAGTTAGTGCAGAACCTCAAATAACGAGTTCTCTCTCCACTTTCTCGGCTTCATTGACTGGTACAACTAATGTAACGTTTTCTCTTTCTGGTCTTTCAGCGTATGACATCAATCCAACAAAAAAAATTAATAAAGTAATCGTTGATTTTAAAAAAGATGGATCAGATGAATTAATAATAAACCGACCAATTTCCACGACGACAATACCAGTAATTTCAACTAATACATTTACTCATGTTATTGAAACTGAAGCAATCGATAATGCTCTAAAAAATGTATATTTAACTCTATATAGAGACGATTTAGAAGTTGATATAATTGATATTAAATTTACTATGATACGACCTCCAATCGGAACATATGAAGATATTAATTTAATTAACACTGATTATTTTACAACAGACGAAGATGACGAAAAAATATTATTAACATTTATTAAAAAAAATCCAGAAGTATTAGGTTTAAGTTTAATAGATTTAGAAGTACTAGCTAGTAGTGAATTTGATCCTGGCTTAACTACAACTCAAACTATTAGCAGTGAATCCTTTAATATTGGGTTCACTACTGAATATGTACAAATAGATGCCTCTAATTCTAATACCGGAGATAGTATACTAGTACAACTTTCCGAAATTATAAATCCAATAACAAAACAACCAAAAAATAATAATGATATTACTGTTAAATACAGAACAAGAGCAAGTACTTATGGCCATATAAATATACCTGGAGATATAAGCGCATATTATGTACCATTAACTGCTAATTCGTCATTTATACATCTTAGCGGGTTTATAAACTGGAATTGTGGAGATATAATTAAAGACATAGAATTAAGCAATAAAGTAGTAAATATACCGTTAGTAGATATCGTTGGAACTAGAACAGATTTAGCTGATTATTACTTTACAAATGTCGGGATGGGGGCATCAGTAACTCCAATATCTGGTGGATACTTTTATGTAGATTTATATAATACTGTTAGTTGTGATACACTGACAACAACAATAAGTACCATAACTGCGTTTATAAATTATTAATACGAATTAAATACTTATATGGCAATAGAAGATGAAATTATTAATATATCTGATTTAGATATTGGAACAGAAATATTACAGACAGATAAGCTATTAATAGAAACTAATAGTGGTACTAAATTATTAGATTTTAAAGATTTTGTTATTGGTATTGATAATATTAGTTTTTATCATTTAATATCCGCGCGAGGTGATGTTTCAGATGTCGTAGATACAGAAACCATTGCAGGTCATACTGGTGGTAATTTCGAACTGTTAACAACAGGTACAGCTCTCGATCATAAACCAAATTATGAAGATTTAAAAGGAACTATTGATCTTACCAAACGTAATAATGAAGGTTTGATACAATTTGCCAGTGTCTCAGCTGCAATTACTCAAAATACAGGAGATATACAAAATATATTATCTACACTATCTCGCATTCAAAATTCGTTAGAGACAGAATCATTTGCTGATTTAGAGGTAGGTAAAACAATAGCTGTATCAGTATTAGAATCATATAAATCTAATAATGAATTTGTTGGTAACGGAGAATTATATTTAAACGGTCAAGCTACATTAAAAATAATAGATAATGTCCAAGGAACGGAACCATCAACCGAACTCATTACAGTAGCACCTAAACTTACAACAGATACAGAAGCTGGAACATCCAAATCTGTTAACTTTAAAGTATCAAATATACTTTCTCATACAGTTAATAATTCAACAGCAGGGATACCGTTTAATAGAATAGACATTGATCCAGCAAAGTCAAATTTTATGTCAATATTTGACAACTCGCCATTCACTATAACATACCCATCCGACGCGTCATATGCCTCTGCTTTAATTTTATTCGATGTATATTTAAAAATATTTGTACCTACCGGTGCTGATACAGCGTCATTAATACCCGTTCACATAACAAAAGGTTCAAGCGGAAGCGCTGAAGGTATTATAAGAGAAGCTTACGGTACTAAAAAAGGAGACAATCTTATATTTGATTTTAGTTTGATCGATACAGTTCACCCAGGAGAAACAATTTCTATAAAATATGGTATAAACGGAGCACACATACTACCACTTTCTTATTTCACTGGTATAAGGCAATTCTAAAATGAAATTAGAGTTTATTGACAGTAGAAAACTAAAACCAACTGAATACAGACACGTACACGACTCTACGATACTATTTAAAAAGCATCGCGAAAATTTTAATTTTGGACTATCCGTTGATCAATATTATTTTAATCAAGATCCTAAAGATAAAAAAACTAATTTTAATACTCAATATACGTTAACTAATTTATATTCATTATCTACTATAGCAGAGCTTAATATACCATTCACTACTGCAGCTGTAAGCGCATTCACTACAACTATTCAACAAGATGGAAAATATCTTAAAACCGATTTCACTCATGTCGGCTCAACTGTAGATTCTATTTCATCTGATTTTGTAAGTGAAGGTGAATTTACTGCAGCAAAAGGTTTAAGTAGTCAGTTCTTCTTTACATTTACTGTTAGCAGTATAGCTGCAGATAATATAGTAGGTAGACAAGATACAGTTTTTATAAGTCAACAATATAATAGTGAAACATACTATTTAAGTGCTCCGGGGATTCAAAACACACCTGCAGTTTGGACCACAACAGATCCATCATACTTTAGATACGCACTTGATGATAATAAGATCACAATCCATGGATATGATACAGTAACAAATATATTAGTCAATTCTGTAGTTGAAGAAACTAATTCGTGGTATTGGAAAGCACCCGGGGCTTGGCAAAATACTATAACAGATTTAGATGATAGTTTCTTTACTGTAAATAGAAATGTACTAACTAAAGATTTCAAAGATATACCAAATAAATTTAATAGATATAAATCAGATTATAATGTTGATAATGTAGTGATAGAATCTGCAACATCTGTAAATAATAATTATTTTGTATTTAATAATAATTATAATTTTTATCAAGACAATAGTGAGAGAAAATTTGTAATGCATGCTGATTTCTTCCCATTAAAAAACCAAGCTACATTACATGAATATTATTCTGAAAATAATCATTTCAATGCAGAGCCTGATACACAAAATAGAATCTATGAAAAAATTCACGCCGGTGTTCATCAAATCGACGGGTATGATAAAGTAGGACTATCTTATAATATAGGTACATATGATATGGTATTTAAGCCTAATAAAATGACTTATTTTACAACACCGAATTCTATGTCACCATATACTGTTCTCAATATTAATGATTCAAAGATTGAGAATTTAGGTGCAGTACCTGGCAATAATCCTTTAATGTCAGATAAAGTTTTTAAGAGAAGAGAGGTTATAAAAAACAATGCATTTAGTGATGATAATGATCCGATGTATTTATGCAGTTGGCTGTCAGGAGGAAGTGACGGGAGTACAATGTGGGTTGATAGATATTACAATCCGCTAGCTTCTAATTTTGAAAGTGCATTATCTGGAACGTCACATTATAATGTAATTACCGCTGCAGGAGCACAAACAACAGAAACATTTGATATTTCATCTAATTTAACATTTGAACCTAATAATGATTATGCATATTATCATATTGGGGATTTTGATTATAAAAAATTATTTAAAGCATATGACAGTAAGTATAATGCATCAGTTGATTGTCGGTATACAACACATAAAGGAATACCTATTGTACCTACTATGGTAAAAGACGATGTTGAATTAATTTTAGATGGAACTAATTTTGCTAAAAATAATACTGACATACAAGGTGATTGTAGCATTAATTTCTGGCTACATACTAAAACTAACAATGAACCGTTCTGTTATAAATTATTAGGAAATTATTTTGAAGATGGTGTTGGTATATTTAATACAGATCTTGTTACACCAAATATTATTTTACCAGTTGCTAATAAAGGTAGTCGCCGGTACGGAACAGATCCTGTAAGTAAATTGCTATTTTTAAATAACGATTTTGAAGTATATGATGAAGTTGTTGTTAAAGACGGTGCGCGTCAAGTTGAAATTATTGGTGTAGGTCGTAAAGATAATTTTTCGGAATATTATGTATTAGCGTTACCAGATTTAAAAAATAAAGAGACATGGTCAGATGGAACATCAGGAGCGAAAATATTTGTTTATAATAATAATAATAATTTTGTAAGTATATTAGAAGACTTAACTACTGTAGATCCTTTACTTGTTGGAGAAGTTCAGACCAGAATAGATGACTTTAATGTAAGTGAGGATAAAGTACACGTCTTGTTTAATCCTGTTGATACTGCAGCCGGTACAACTCAATATTTTTCATATAATATCACGAACAATGAAACTGGATTTAAAGGTGGTATACCTTCGAAAACAACACATAAAGATACACTTGGAAAAAAAGGAAAAATTTTTAGAAGAAAAGATGAAAGCGGCGTATTAAAGACTATAATATTAGAAGCAGATAGTAAAAATGGATATGGTAACGAAGTTGCATTTGATAGTAACAATACACCGTTTATAATTAAAGCACAAGACCCGACAGACCCAGCAAACTCTAGAAACTTTTTAATAAAAGGTAACGGTGTTTATACAGATAAGCAAAACCGAGTACTATCTAGTCGGGATAAAAGATCGAAAGTTAATGGCGTAGTAATAAACGATGACGATGAAATTATTATATTACATGATGAAAATACAATCTCCATATTAAACAATGATCGTAAATTACTTCGAACTAGAGAATATTGTAATTTAAGAAATTCAGTTATAGATCAATCCTATTTAGATTTAATATATGATTTTGAAGACGGGCAATATAAAAAGTACATATTACTTCTACAAGAATTTAACGGTGGTGTTCGACTGTCAAAGATTGATCCAGAAACTTTAGGTATTGTATATTCTAAAAAACTAAACGGAGTTAATGTAGGAGATCTCAACTTAACCAAAACAATTACTTCCTATTCATATTTAAAAACTATTGGTGCAAATAAAAATAGATTAAAAATTATATTAAAAAAGAGACCCAAGTTCCATAGTTCAGGTGTCTTGTTTAAAACTAAATCAATTATTGATTTTGATATATCCACACTCAATGGAGGTTATAATCATTTCTTTATTAACATTTCTTTATTAAAAGGTTTTATGTGCCTGTATGTAAATGGAAAATTATATACTACAGTTAAATTTAAAGCGGGTGATTATGCTTTAAATAATATATTAGAAACAGGTATGTATATCGGAGCTGTAAGTTCACCGTTTTATCTGACATTAGCTAACAAACTATTACAACCTAAAAAGTATTTTGTAAATAATGCAAAAATTAAAGCGTTTAAAATATACAATAAAACAATGAACTACTTTGATATGTTAGCTCATTATAATTATCATATGACAGACAAGGATGTTATTTGGTCGTATCCGCTCGGTCAAAGAACGTATATTGATACAATTGATAAAGTAATTAAATTTAATTACCCAGAGAAAATTAGTAATGAGTATAAAATAGATATCAAAAATACAAATATAACAGACAATAAATTAATAGACAAACTTGAAGAGAGAATAAAAGACGAAATACCAAAATTAACTCCATTTTTTGATAAAGCTAAGAATGTATATATTTCTTAAACTCCGGTTAAAAATACTCTCTTTATATTCTCAAGGTCACTAACAATCTGCTGTGCTAATGATACACGAGCGCAATCAGTCTGCTCCATGATTAAAGTCTTACCTTGATAAGTATGTTCGTTTACTATGTGTCGATACTTAGCAATTGCGCTATCAAGAGCAGCATATGTCTGTGTCGGTTTAGTACGTTCGAATTCTGATATGTTTTGCATAATATTAATAAAAAAGTTTTTTTCTAGAGAGGTTATCTAGAAGATAATATAGATCGGTAAAGTCTCTCTTATACTGCCGTTCAAATTTCCGGGCGTCGACCTCCCATTTGTTATAATAATATTTATCATTCTCCTTTTCACTGTCTTCATCAGTATAATTTAACCGACGCTCGGATACATGAAGCATGTTGTCCTGTATCCAGTGTCTAAATTCATGAAGAAAATGAGCAGCAAATGTGTCGAACTTCTTATCACTACTCCACCCGTTCTGATCTAAATAA